GACGCTGCCAGAGCATTTGAACGATTTTTATAAATTTTGGAGTATTAAATTATGGCTACCTATCAAACATATACCGCAATCGGTATGAGAGAAGACCTTTCGGATGTTATCTACTCGATTTCACCAACAGATGTTCCATTTATGTCTTCCATTGGCAAGACTAAGGCTACTGCTGTTTTGCATGAGTGGCAAACGGACTCACTTTCCGCTGCGGTTTTAACGAACTACACTGTTGAAGGGGCCACGGCATCTGATGCCACTATGTCTCCTACAACTCGTGTAGGAAACCGCACTCAGATTGCACAGAAGACTATCAAGATTTCTGGCACTTTGCAGTCTGTTGATAAGGCAGGCCGCAAATCTGAAAAAGCCTATCAATTGGCCAAAGCATCGGCCGAAATTAAGCGGGACATGGAGACTTCCCTGTTGAGCAACCAGATTGCTGCCAATGGTGATTCTTCTACTGCTCGTAAATTGGGTGGTCTGCAAGCATGGTTGAACTCTAACTATGATGGCGGTACTTCTGGCGTGGCTGGTGACTTGGGAACTACTGCTCGTACAAACGGCACAAACCGCACTTTCACAGAAGACATTTTGAAAGTTGTTGTTCGTGAAGTTTACGCTTCTGGTGGCAATCCTAAAGTGTTGATGGTCAACCCTGCTCACAAGCAGTTGGTTTCCACTTTCACAGGTATTGCTGCACAGCGTTTCATGGCCCCTAGCAATTCGCCTACGACTATCATTTCGGCGGCCGATGTTTACCTGAGCGACTTCGGTTCAATTTCCGTTGTTCCGAACAGATTTATGACATCTACCAATAGCTGCGATGATGTTGCATTTATTGTTGACCCTGACATGGCTGCTGTAGCTTACTTGCGTCCTTTCCAGACCAACGAGTTGGCTGTAACTGGCGACAACGAATCCACACAGTTGTTGGCTGAGTACACCTTGGAAGTTAAAAACCAAGGCGCACATGGCATCATTGCCGACATTACTCCTTAATCTGGTGTAACCCAAAAAATGCCTCAGACTAACCCTCTGGGGCATTTTCTTTTCTACTCAAACTGATAGAATTAGGCTATGCAAAATCCTACCAATTTTAGACAAACTGCTGTTCATGCTGATGGTGAAGGCGGTATCGTTATTCAAACTCGTCAGGATGTGTCTGACATTGTTGAGCAGAATAAAAAAGAATATAACTCGTATGACGAGAGAGCAAGATGGTCAGACCAATTGTTTGGCAATAAAGTTGCGTCTATTCCAATGACAGTTATTGATGACTTGAACAAAGCTGGAATCATGCGTGGCTTTGCTGTTCTTGATGAGAAGCGTTTTGCTGCTTGGTTAAATGACCCAATGAATCGTGCATGGCGCACTAGGACAGGAGTTGTATGAGTTTTGCTACCTACTCTGATTTACAGACTTCAATAGCTAATTATTTGGCTAGGTCTGACCTGACAAGCATTATTCCAGACTTCATTACTCTGGCTGAGAATCGTTTGCGTAGAGAACTGCGTATTCGTCAGATGCTAAAGTCTGTAACAACCAGCACAGTCTCTGGTGATGCAACTGTAGAACTGCCTAGCGACTTCTTAGAGATTCGTGACTTTGTGGTGATGACTAACCCAATTCAACCTTTGAGTTACTCTAGCCCATCATCATTATCTAATGACCTGAGAACATCAGAAGTTGGTGTTCCTTTGTCTTACACAATTCTTGCAAGTGAGTTTCAATTAGCACCTGCACCTGATGGCATCTACACATTAAAGATGCTCTACTTTGCTGCGCCTCCATATCTGTCAAGCAGTAACGCTTCTAACGTCTTTCTAAATGTTGCCCCAGATGGTTTGCTGTATGGCGCATTGGTGGAAGCAGAGCCTTATTTAATGAATGATGCTCGAATCAATACATGGGGTTCTATGTATGACAGAGCAATCACATCTCTCACCAAGTCTGATGAAGAAGGTCAATACTCTGGTGTTCCGTTAGCAATGAAATTAACTGCAAGGTGAAAATATGGCTGAAATGTCCAACTACTTAGAAAATGCTCTTATCAATGTTACGTTGAGAGCAACTAGCTACACAGCACCAACAACTGTGTACTTGGCACTTTATACAACTGACCCAACAGACGCTGACACAGGTACAGAAGTATCTGGTACTAGCTATGCTCGTCAGTCAATTACATTTGGTGCGCCTAGCAATGGTGCAACTACCAACTCTGCTGCTATTGAGTTTCCTCAAGCTGGTGGCTCATGGGGTACTGTTGCCTATGTTGGTATTCGTGATGCTTTGACGACAGGTAATCTGTTGTATCACACACCATTAGACGCTTCTAAGACTATTGCAACTGGTGATGTGTTCCGCATTGCTGCTGGTTCATTGAGCGTTACTTTAGCGTGAGTGACTTACTGCCTCCGTGGACAATTGATTCGCTAGACAATTTAAAGTCTAGCATTGATGACTTAACACTCACACTCGATAGTCCACTTTACGAAACCTCAGTAACCCTATGGGATGCCTATGGGTCTGTAACTGCGTCTGCAAGCGTTGTAGCTGATGCTATAAGGGTTCAGAGTGGTAGTGGGGCGGTAGATGGAACAGCGACTGTTACGGCAGATGCAGTAAGGGTTCAATTAGCTAGTGCAAGCATTACGGCTAATGCTAGTGCGTCTTGTGATGCGATTAGGGTGCAGTTTGGCTCTGGTGCTATTGATGGCAATGCTACTGTCAGCGCAGATGCTACTCGTGTCCAGTTTGCTAGTGGTAGTATCACTGGTAGTACCACTGTAACTGCTGTTGGCGGTATCCTCAAAGATGGCGTAGCCTCCGTTACTTGCGTAGCTACAGTTGTTGCAAATGGCGGTATTGTTGCAGAAGGTGTCGCAAGTGTTACTGGTAGTGCAACAGTAAGCGCAGTAGGTATCCGTGTTCAAAATGCTGTTGGTAACATAACTGCTACAGCGACAGTAACGGCTGAAGCAATTAGGGTTAGAGATTCTGTAGCAAGTGTTACAGGTAATGCTGATGTTGTCGCTAGTGCGTCTGCAATATATGCAGGGGTAGCCTCGGTATCAGGTTTAGCAACGATTGTAGCTAAAGGCGTTATTCTTGGTGACAACTGGACTCCTGTTGTCGTAGATGACAACACTTGGACACCAGTAAGCACAGATTCAAATACTTGGACTGCTGTTTCTGCTGACACAAACACATGGACTCCAGTATCTGCTAATGACAATACATGGACAATTCAGACGCAAGGAAGTAATACATGGCTACGACAAAATTAACTTTTGGTGAGTGGATGCCTGACCAACCTAGCGTGTCGGGTGCGTTGACTGACGCTAAGAACGTGGTTTCTCAGGCTATTGGTTATGGCCCATTCCCTGCGCCAGTTACGTTCTCAACAAGTGATGCTGCTGAAGACTTAACTGCTCTCTACGCTGCCAAAAAGCCTAATGGTGATACTGAGTTATTTGCTGCTGGCTCAACCAGAATTTACACAGTAACTGGTGTGGGTGCTATCACGCAAGTCAAGTCAGGCATGACCACAGGCACAGACGATAGAGTTAGGTTTACTCAGTTTGGTAAGACTGTCATAAGCACAAATAATGCACAAGTCTTGCAAGCATGGACTCTTGGAACTTCCACATCCTTTGCTAACTTGTCAGCTAGTGCGCCTATTGCTAAGTTTATTACTGTCGTGCGTGATTTTGTTGTTTGTGCAAATACGCTAGAAACTACTCAGCAACAGTATCGTGTTCGCTGGTCAGCAATAAATAACGAAACAGATTGGACTGAGGATGTAAACACACAGTCTGACTATCAGGACATTCCTGATGGTGGACAGATTGTAGGAATCCGTGGTGGTGAGTTTGGTCTTGTCTTTTTAGAGAGAGCAATTCACCGAATGACCTATGTAGGTACTCCGTTTATATTCCAGTTTGACAACATCTCTCGTGGTAAGGGCTGCACAGCTTCTGGCTCTATTGCTCAGTACCAAGGCGTTACTTTCTTCTTGTCTGACGATGGCTTTTATATGTGTGATGGACAAAACGTCACAGCAATTGGCGCAGAAAAAGTAGATAGATTTTTCTTACAAGATGCTTCTGAAGCTGACTTTAAAACCATGTCTGCTGCTGTTGACCCTATCCGCAAACTTGTAATCTGGAATTACAAAACTGTTAACGGAAACAGAAGCGTACTGATTTACAACTTTAAGACTCAGAAATGGACTTATGGAGATGCAGGTACTGACTTCTTGTCTGAAGCCTCTACTGCGTCTGTAACGCTTGAGCAACTGGACAGTCTTTCTGCTTCTATTGATGCCTTAACCACAAGTTTAGACTCACAGTTATTTATTGGTGGTAAGTATTTCTTAGGTGGTACTTTAGGCACTAGAGTAATGAGTTTTACAGGTGCTAACCAAACTGCTGTAATTTCTACTGGTGACTTGGACATTGGTGCTAACTCAGTAGTAACCCTAGCTAGACCTATTGTTGACAATGGCTCTGCAACTGTGGCTATTGCTTCTCGTACCCTGTTAAACCAAGGTGTGAATTTTAATACTGCTGTGGCTGCTAGTTCAGAGAATCGTGTGCCACTCAGAAGCGCAGGTAGGTATCACAGGCTAAAAGTTACTCCAACAGGTGCTAATTGGGATAACGCTATCTCTGTGGATGTGGATGTAACTCCACAAGGGGTTCGCTGATGTTTAGAAGCCTACCTGCATTTGGTGGTGACCAGAGGGCTGTGGCTGAAGTAGTCCGTGGCATCATGGACGGAAAGACCAATAACACAGGGACTTTGACGCTGGCAACTGGTGGGGCAACTACTACCACTTTGACAGACAGAAGGATAGGCCCAGACAGCGTGATTGTCTTTGTCCCTGCCTCTGCTGCTGCTTTTGCTGATTCTGCACCTTATGGGGCTTTTCAAGACGGAACAGACCAGACTGCTGCTAGTACGACTGTTGCTTATCCTATTACCTTTGATACAACCGACTTCTCTAATGGAATTACGTTATCAAATAGTTCTAGGTTAAATGTAAAAAACGCAGGACTCTACAACTTACAGTTTTCCATTCAGTTTAAGAACACCACAAACGATGGTCAAGATGTGGATGTTTGGTTTCGTAAGAATGGAACAAATATCGCAAACTCAAACAGTAGATTTCACCCTCCTCCAAGAAAAAGTGCTGGTGACCCAAGTCATATCATTGCTGCATTGAATTTCTTTGTTGACATGGCTGCTAATGATTATGTTGAGATTGTGTGGAGAACTGAAAATACTGGTGTAAGTATTGAGCATTTTGGGACAAGCACAAGCCCGACAAGACCTGCTGTGCCATCAGTCATAGCTACTAT